TGGAATTCAATCTACAATATTAAAATTTACTCTATCCACAGTAGGTGTTATGCCTACCCTGACCCAAGCGGTAGTAGCAGCAGAGATGCCAGTGGGCGAGATTATTCATAAGATTCATTACTACCTAGGTTATATGATTATCGGAACCAGCAAAGGTATTCGTATATCTGTAGTCTCTGACGTTGATGGGTCCATAAACTATGGTCCTTTGATTGTTGAAACTGACCAGCCAGTGTATGACTTCTGCTCCCGCGACCATTACGTATGGGCAACGGCTGGAGTCGGTGGATATCCAGGGTTGATTCGTATTGACTTAAGTCAGCAACTTGAACCATTAGTCTTTGCTTACGCAAACGATGTTTACTATGGCACTTCTTTGGGACACGAGACTACTGCCTGTGCTTTTGCAGGAGATACAGACAGACTCGTATTTACATCCGAATCCAACAGCGTTGGCGGAACTATCACTAACAAAGAACTTACTAGCAACGTTGCTACTTTAACTACTGCTAGTGCTCACGGACTAGATGTAGGAGATGAGATATGGGTGCAGGGCGTTGACTCAACGTTCAACTCCACTGATGTATTTACAATAACTGCTGCAACTACCACTACATTTTCTTATACTAAAGCAGCCACTAACGTAGCATCTGCTGCAGTAACTTCGGCAACGGCCTTGGCTAACGTTCCTGGTTACACCTACATAGAAAGTGATACCGAGAAGGCTGCTAGTGGATATCTAACTACAGGCTTTATCAGATACAACACATTGGAGCCCAAAAACTTTAAGCGTTTGCTGGGCCGAGGAGACTTTACTTTTGGTTCTATGACCTTAAATACGGTTGATGAAGATGGAACTGTCTACGATATTATCTCTTACGATGCAACAGTTCCCTCGGTTGAAGTTGGAACTAACCAACCATTTGATGCTCAAGAGTTTCTTGCTTATAAGTTTGATTTATTTAGAGACGCTACTGATACCACTAAGGGTCCAACCTTCAAGGGCTATCAAATTAAAGCCACTATCGCTACACCTCGTCAGCGAGTAATTAGATTTCCTGTCTACTGTTTCGATGTTGAGACAGATAAATACAACGTAATGGTTGGTTATGAAGGCAGGGCCTTTGATAGATTATCTTCACTAGAAACTATCGAAGAAAACGGTGACGTTGTCACTTGGCAAGACCTAACTACTGGCGAATCTCGTCAGGCAGTTATTGAACAAATTAACTTTACTCGACTCACTCCACCTGACCGAGGGTTCTCGGGATATGGCGGGGTACTGGAAATAACTATAAGGACTGTGTAATGACACCTGCTGACTGGGCTGGACTAGCCGTAGCCGTATTAACTTTAGTTGCTGGATTTGCTGGCGCTGTGCGCTGGATGGTAAAGCATTATCTATATGAACTACGCCCCAATGGTGGCTCAAGTCTTAAGGATAAAATCAACTTACTCGAAGAAAAAGTAGAACTATTAACTGAATTAGTTAAGGAAGCATTGAGGAAATGAATGAAACCTGTAGTGAAGGCCGCGAGTCCTGCGGCTATTGCTGTACTCCGTCAAGCGACAGCGTTGTTTCCGAAGCGCAAAAAACTGTCAGACGGATTGTTGCCCTCTCTAGCGCATCGGAAAGCCAGCCCGAATTCGGACCACAACACGGGTCTTGCTGTCGACTTGACCCACGACCCTGATAATGGAGTTGACTGCGCCATAATATTTGAGAAACTTAAAGAAGACGAAAGGGTTTCCTATCTTATCTTTAATAAAAAAATATGGTCGCGTCAGTATGCTAAGTCTGGCAATCGTCCTTACAGTGGTAGTAACCCTCACACTCGCCATCTTCATATTTCTATCAATGCTGATAAGGCTAATGACACTAGCCCTTGGTTCTGGTGGATGAATCAACCTAAAATTGTGAATCAGGCTTTGGCTAAACTACAGCCTAAGCCAAAGAAGAAGGTAGCAAAAGGTACTAAATTGGTACCAGTATGCACCTGCTGCAAGGTTCACAATAAAAAACGAAAGGCAATCTAAATGGAAACACTAAAGCAAGTATCGCTAACCTGGTTCCGTGCTGCAGCCGCTGCTGCAATTGCACTCTATCTTGCAGGCGAGACCGACTTTAAGACACTCGGAATGGCGGCCCTCGCAGGGTTCCTCGGGCCTGTACTTAAGTGGCTCGATTCATCTGCTACTGAGTTTGGCAGAGGCGCAGAGTAGCCCTTTAAACGCCCTATAAGGCGATTTAAGACCATAAGACCCCCGACCTAAGGTAATCACCTTGGGAAGGGGGTTCTTTTTCTTTTTGTTGGCGTGTCGGTTTGGTAAAAACTTTGACATCGTGTGTATAATTTATATATAATAGATAATATATATAGGGGCGAAGCCCCTTATATAATATATATTATAATATATATAACTTAATATTACATAACCCCGATATGTCGAGTACTCTCCTGTCCTCCATAAAGGGGTTATGTATCTAACTGACAGGAGATAACTATGATTCAATTACAGGGCTATGAATTGCCAGCCCATATATCCTACTCGGCATTCACCACATATCTGACTTGTGGATATCAGTATTATCTAGGTCGATTACTACAACTACCTGAAGAGCCAAGCATCTGGTCTGCGGGTGGTCGTGCATTCCACGCAGCAACTGAGGAATGGGACTTAGCAAATGACTAATGAAGAAAAACGCATTACAGAAGCATATAGAATCTGGCACAAAGCCTGGAGTGATGAAACAAAAGATTTAGATTTGGCTAAGGCTAGAGTTGCAGGCCGTTCTACAAAGGCTTACCCTGACAGGGAGAATGCTTATTGGTGGAACGAGCAGGGCCCACAATGGGTGGATAACTACATCTCTTGGCGTAAGAGCAATACGAATTGGAAGATTTGGAAAACCCCTCAAGGGGCTAGAGCAATCGAAATAGAACTCAATCCTGTCATCGCAGACGTGCCTGTGAAGATGGTGATTGACCGTGTCTTTGAGGTTGACGGTGAACTTGTTATCGTTGACCTTAAGACATCAGCGCGTAGACCAACATCTGACCTACAACTTGGCTTCTATAAAGTCGGGTTAGAGATGATGCTTGGCGTAAAAGTCAATCAAGGAAACTACTGGATGTCCAGAGATTCTGGGACAGGAGAGATGATTGACCTAAGTAGATATACCGTAGATATGCTCGAATATTTAGTGTCGGGCTTTGATAAGGCTCGCAAGGCTGGTATATTTCTTCCTAACCTATCCAGTTGTAGTTTCTGTGGACTCACAGAACACTGCACATTTACGAAAGAGAATAAATGAACAACGACGATTGGAAGATTCAAGTCTCCATCAAATCATCAGCATCTAAGGATGCAGATATGATTAACGTCCGTGCTAATACTGCTGATGAACTCAGTGTATTACTTGAGGGCGTATCTAATTACTCAACACAAATAGCAGCAACTGCTAAGATGGTTCAGGCAGCGTATACAACACTCCCTTTAGTGACGCCGCCTTCAATTCCCGCCACGCAGCCACCAGTCTCCTCCGTACCAGACCAGGCAAAGCAAGCATCCCCTACTTGTATTCACGGACCGCGGGTGTGGAAAAGTGGCATAAGTAAAGCGTCAGGAAAGCCATATGCATTTTGGTCTTGCTCACAACCAATGGGCGCAACTCAATGCAAACCAGTTAGTTAATAACCTATAAGAATTGAAACCACTTGCTATTCGGGGAAGGTGGTAGGTGGTTTCAACTTAAGACAGGAGCAAGATGAAAACATTAGCAAGGTCAGTTGGTAGAACTGATATAGGCGGAGAGCCATTGCCCTCTGTCTTTAAAGCATTTGAAACTAATAAGATTATATTTCGTAGGGCAGAAGTATCAATGATGGCGGGAACGCCAGGTGTAGGTAAGTCAACACTAGCCCTAGGTTTAGCACTTAAGATGAAAGTTCCGTCCCTTTACATCTCAGCAGATACCAATGCACATACTATGGCTATGCGCCTAGCATCAATGATTAGTGGTAAGAATCAAACTGACGTTGAGTATCTATTACAAAATGATTTAGGTTGGACTAGGGCTACTCTTGCTAAAGGTAGTCATATCGTATGGTCATTTGAATCTAGCCCTAGCCTTGTCGATATTGATGAAGAGGTTCAGGCATTTGAAGAACTATGGGGCTGTCCTCCTGTGGCTATCTTTGTAGATAACCTGATGGATGTAGCCACTGACGGGGGCGAAGAGTTCGCCTCTATGAGGGCGATTATGAAGGAGTTGAAGTACCTTGCTAGAGCGACTAACGCTGCGATTATCGTACTACATCATACATCGGAGGCTGTGGAAGGCAAACCGTGCCAGCCAAGGTCTGCTCTCCAAGGAAAAGTTGCTCAACTCCCAGCGCTTATCTGCACTCTCGGCGTTGTCGGAACTGCAATGGCTGTTGCGCCTGTCAAAAACCGCTACGGTAGGGCAGATGCAAATGCAAATCTTAACGCGTGGTTAGCATTTAACCCTGAGTATATGTATATTGAAGACATCCCAGAGAACGCATAGGAGCGATTATGGATGATGATTATTTAGAAATACACGCCAAGGAAATAGCACAGTCTGAATATCACAGACATCTTGCTAAGTGTATACAAAAGATTGAAGAGGCTAAGCCTACAATTAAAGATGACTATACTCAAGGTGTCCAAGATGGACTAGGCTGGGCTATACGAATACTAGAAAAGGATAAAAGTGCTTACTAAATCAATTAACAAAAGACTAACTAATCGCTTATGGTTTAACGCAGGGTTCTCTTTCAACAGAGTTGCTTTGGGTATTTCTTTGCATCGTAATTTTATTGATATAGATTTAATCTTTATCTATATTGGACTTGAATTTTACTATGGCAAATCCTAATGGTCGCAAGGGTGCTCAGTTTGAAACCGATGTAATGAAATGGTTCAGGGCTATGGGTGCTGTATGCGAACGACTTACTAAGACTGGAGCCAAAGATGAGGGCGACCTTGTCGCTATTGTTGCTGGGAAGACATACATCTTAGAACTTAAGAACCGAAAGAAGATGGACCTACCTGCTTTCTGGGACGAGGCTCAGGTAGAAACAAAGAACTATGCGAAGGCTCGCGGTCTTAAGACAGAACCACCTGCCTTTGTTATAGTTAAACGGCGCAACGCAGGCATAGAGAAGGCTTGGGTCATACAGGATTTGGAACAATGGCTAGACGA